CTAAATTAATTCATCTAGTTTATTTGATACCATAGTATCTTTATTAGGATATAGGTGTGAATAAGTATCTAATGTAGTTTGTACTTTTTCATGACCTAATCGTTCTGAAATTAAAAGAGGAGTAAATCCTAGTTCTATTAATAATGATGCATGTGAATGTCTAAGGTCATGTATTCTTATAATAGGTACACCACTTTTCTTACAGACTCTTTTCATTTCATGAGTTAGAAAGAATTTAGTAAAGTTAAAAATTCTATCAGATTTATTATAATCATATAAGCTATTAATATAAGTTTCTATATCATTGCATAAGGCATTAGGTATAGAAACTTTTCTTTTACTTTTAGGAGTTTTAGGTTCGCTTACAATATCTTTTTTATTTAATCTAGTATAAGTTTTATTTATATCTATGGTTTTATTATTTAAATCTATATCATTAAATGTGAGAGCCATTAACTCTCCACTCCGAATACCTGTCCAAAATAAAATTTTAAATGCTAGATTAGATATAGGTTTATCATTAAATTCTATAAATGTTTTAAATTGTTCTGTAGTCCAAAATTTCATATCATTTGCATTTTTTTTTCCCATGGTTCCCGCTTTATGGCAAGGGTTTGTACTCAATCCATAAAATTTTATTGCAAAATTAAGTATTGCTGATAATTGATTATTTATTGTTTTTAAATATGTATCAGAGTAATTCATATTTTTTAATTTATTTTGCCATTGTCTTATATCATTAGGTGTTATATTAGCGACTATTTTATCTTTAAAATAAGGTAATACTTTTAAATTAATAAGAGTCTTTTTATTTTCCAAAGTAGTTTTTCTCACTCTAGTTTTAGCATCTTCTAAATACAAATTTACAAGAGTAGAGAAGCCTATATCGGTATTTTCTTGTGTCTTAACTAGGAATTCTCTTTCAAATTTATCAGCTTCTCTTTTAGTTTTAAAACCTTCTTTCTTTTTCTTTTTTCTCTTTCCAGTCCAATCCACATAATAGAAAGAACAATAGTAGGTTCCTCTTTCAGGATTTTTGTAAGTTGGCATTAAATCATCTCCTTTGCTAAAATTGAAAATACTATAAAATTAAATGATTAAACCCATTTAATTTTATAGTATTAGGTATTAATTGGAATTGTTGATAATATTCCAGAAATCACTTTCTGAAATAATGTCAATATTTAATTTTTTTGCTTTAGAAAGTTTACTTTTGCCTGGGTTATCACCTGCAATTATTAAATCAGTTTTACCGCTAATTGAAGTAGTAGTAATAGCACCATGTTTAATTGCTAATTCCATCATGTCAATTCGGTCTTTCATCATATCTCCAGTAAATACCAGTTTTTTATTATTAAATACGTTTGAAACTATGTTTTCTTTAGCTAAATCAAGTCGTTTTTTATCATTTTCTTTTTGTTGCTTAGAAATATAATAATTAGGAGTTTTTTTCTTAATAGGTTTGTTATCGGGAGGGATTTCTTTTTGTGATGATGCATTACTTAGTAAAGTCCATTTATCTACTTTAGTTATTTTTAATACTTCTAGTAAATCTAATACATCTTTCATAGCTTCATGTGATTGAGTATTTTTAATATTAAAATATTCTAAAATTGTTACCAATTTATAGTTTTTAATTTTATACCTAGTTTTTATATTATTCATACTGCAATAAAATTTAGTTTTTTCATCAATCCATCCCCAATATTTTAAAAAACTTCTATCGAAACTGGCGTTATGAGCAATTAATGGGCATTTATATTTTTTTATAAATGTTTTAAATTTATTTTTAAATTCTTCATTTTCCTCAATGGGCAGTAACCCTTGTCCATATCCTTTGGTTGCTAAATTTTTATCTTTTATAATTTTTAAGTGTAGTGAGTCGATGATTTTATAATCTTCGACAAATATTGCTGCAACTTCTTGAATTCCTGAAGCAGGACTAAAACTCATAGGTGTTTCAATATCAACTATAATGAATCTATCATGTTTTTGCATCTCAACAAAATAATCTGGGTGAATGCTATGAAGTTGTCCATTAACATTGAGTATAATTTCATTATCATCTGCATATCCTATTACATCACATTCAACTGTTGAATAATTTGTATAATACCCTTTATAATGTAGTTTTTTAATTTCAGTAGATTTAGGAGAAATAATTTCTAATTTGCGTAAAATAGTTAGTTTTTCATCTAGAGAGGTAAATTCCTTCCAAGCCCTTTTAGGATAAATCATTTTATTGTATCCTCCTTTATATTATAAAATTTAAGTAATTTAGGTATAGTGATTTTAACTAAGTTCATCTGAAAGTTAAGAAAATAATCTTCTATAATAGGGATTTCGTTTAAGTATTCAAGCATCTTTTTTTTATTTTTAATAGGACCTTTATAGTTTGCATATATGGTTTGAATTGAATCATAAGTTATCCAATTGTAAATCCAATTTAAATTATCTTTAAGCTTTTTGAGATTTATGTCAGAAAGTCCTTCATTTTTTATGTCATTAATAATTAAGAGTGTAGTAGTTCGAGTAGAGCAAATAATTCTAAAGCATTCGGAGATGCTATCGATATCAATTTCAATACGTTTGCTTTGGTCTTTTCTCCATCTAAAATTAATAGAATTAATAATTTGTTGTTCTAAAGATTCTATCAATGTCAGTCCTCCTTTAATATTAATAATATATTTAAATAAAATTTTTTAACTTATCTAATAGCTCACAGGCTCTTTTGGGGTAATTAATATAATCTCTTGAATAATTATCAATATATTTAATATACATATATGTAGCAAATAAGTCAGCTTGATATTCTTCCTTTAGATTCATTGTATAAGATGAATTCAAAAGAAGAGTATCTTTATGTCCTAAAAAATAGTGGCCTAATTCGTGGAATAAAGTAAAGTTAAAGTCTTCCTCAGTTAAATTGGAGTTTATTACGATCATTTGTTTATTTGGTGATATATAATTGAAGAATCCATTTACTGAATTGCTTAATGGCTGTATAGAAAATTCAACTCTTTTCAATTGTTTTACTAATTCAACCGGATTTGTGCAATCAGTTTCTTTAATTAAATCATCAGCTAAGTTTTTTATATACGGAATAATACTCAAGGTATATCTCCCCCTTTTATACTATAGTAAATTTATATGTAATTTCTTATGTATTTTGATATATTTTTTCTTTCTGTAACTTGAATTCCGTATATATATTATTTATATTTCTTTGGTGTAAATTTCTTTTTATTCTTTATCTTTATAGCTTCTAAAGTACTACGTAAAGCATTTTCAATGGCAAAATAATCTTCTTCATTTAAGCAATCTTTATTTTTAGAAAATGAAAGAGATAAATTATCTATAATCTTTTTAGCTTCATCGTCTATATCTCCTTGTTCTTTTATTGATAGAGAGTAATCCCTTTCTTTTTTTTCTTCAATTTTCTTTTCTTTAGGTTCATCATTGAAAAATATATCTTCGAAAAATACATCTACACTGACATTTAAAGCTTGTGCTATCTTTTGGATTGTATCCATTCTAGGATTCGAATTTTTACCAGTAAGAATATCTGAGAGTGTTGATTGTGCCATATGTGCTTCTTTACAAAGCTTATATCGACTCCAACCTTTTAAGGTTAATTCTTTTAAAATTAAGTCTTTATTAAACAAGTAAATCATCTCCTTTATTTCTATATAGCGAAGTATATATCAGTTAAAACGTAATGTCAAGTAAAACGAAGTAAAAAAGAGGAAATAAAAGTTATTTGATGATAATACTTCGTTATGACGGTTTGTTGAGTTGATAATGCTTTTATTACGTAGTAATATTGTTTTAACGAAGTATTCGTATTACCGAAGGGGTGAAAAGATGTTATCAGAAAATATAGAAAAACTAGCGAAAGAAAAAAATATTACGATGTATAGGATAGCAAAAGATGGAAATTTATCAATATCTTATGTTTGGGAGATATGTAAAGGTAAAAGAAAAAATCCTAGTATATTAGTAATAAGTAAAATAGCAGATGTTTTAGGAACTACTGTTGATGAATTAATAAGTTAAAGGAGAGTGGAAAAGATGAATAGTTTAGTAAAAATCAATAATAATGATTTACAAACAAAAGAATTTAAAGGACAAAGAGTAATAACATTTAAAGAAATTGATTTAGTACATGAAAGAGTAGAAGGAACAGCGAAAAGAAATTTCAACGAAAACAAAGAACATTTTATAGATGGTGTAGATTATTTTATTGCAAAACCATCAGATTTTGAAAAGTACGAAATTCATACTTTAGAAATACCGAATAGAGGCTTAACGTTAATTACTGAAAGCGGATATCTAATGTTAGTAAAAAGTTTATCTGATGATTTAGCATGGAGTGTCCAAAGGGAGTTAGTTAATAAATATTTTAGAGTAAAAGAGAACAATCCTACATGCATAGAAGATGTACTTATAAATTCACTTCAAGAAATGAAAGCTATAAAACAACAACTTAATGAAGTTAATCATCACGCATTAGAAGCTAAAGAGAAGGTAGAAGAAACTAAAGAGGAAGTCCAAGCTATGAGAGAAGCTGTTACTTTAGATGCTAATTCATGGAGAAAAGATACAGCAACGCTTATTAATAAGGTAGCAAGTAAGTTAGGTGGTTTTGAACATATAAAACCAATAAGAGAAGAAGCATATAACTTATTAGATAATACTTATGGAGTTAATCTAAAATCAAGACTTTTAAATAAGAAAAAGAAGATGGCACTTGAAGGGGTACCAAAATACAAAATAGATAAAGTAAATAAATTAGATGTTATTGAAGGTGATAAGAAACTTATAAATGGTTATATAAATATAATCGGAAAGATGGCAATTAAATACGGAGTGGGAGAGGTTTAACATGAGTAAATTAATAAAAACAACTGATGCAAATATAGAAGTTAACACAAGTGAAATAAAGGTAGTAGAGATAGAAAATTATTCTTTTGAAATGGATGATAGATATCCTTGGATTAGTATTTATTTCTTAGGTGATGAATGTAAAACATTCGTTACAGAGATAGATGGAAAAGAAGTTGAGGGCGTAATATCCATTGAAGAATTGAAAATAGTAGCTTTAAATTGGTTTTTCAATAATGTTGAGATTGTTAAGGAAATAGATACATCTAACAATGAGGTGAATTAGAGATTTTATATAGAAGGAGTGTAAGAAATGTGTAAAAAAAAGTTACCCAAAGCAGACCCTAAATCATCCTACTATAAGGTTGGAGATGTTGTAGAGAAAGTAGAGGTATCAGAAAATAAAGCCTACGCAATAATAAGAGAATTAAATTTAGAGTTAAAAGATAAAGGGTATATAACCGTAGCGGGGCAGATATCAAAAAAATATTTTAAGGAAAGATATTATGGATAATTAAACTTATCCACAAAAACTGTGGACAACCTGTGCAAAACTTGTTGAAAGTATGTAGATTAATAAGAAAAATGTAAATTTAGGGAGGTTTTATTATGCAAATTCATTCAGAAGAAATAGAAATATTGATAAAAGAGAATCAAGAACTAAAGCTAGAGAATGAGGTGTTAAGCAGACAAGTTTGTGACAGTAAGTCATGGACATCAATAAGGGAAGGAATAATAATACCACGATTAACAAAGTTAAGTATCAAGAGACATTTAATATCCATGATAACAACACCGATAGGACAAATAGTAAAAGAGTATTTAGATTTAAGGAGATTAAGTGAAATTGATGAAACTAATTACGATGAAGCAAAGAGCATAGTAGTGGAGCTGTTAGATGTTTTAGAAAATCATGAGTGTAGTAAATCTAGTAGATTGAATATGTAGGTATTGGAATGGATAAAGGTAACTTCATTGTATATGAAGCAACACTTATGTTTATAGGGTTAAGTTTATTAGAGAAATATTATATAAGACCTCTAGTAGATAAATATATAAATAAAATTTAGGAGGAATGTAAAAAGAAATAGTTGAAAAAATTCAACTATCACTTTAAAAATTTAATATATTTAATATTATCAAAATTAATAAATACATTGCAACTAATACATGAAAACAAAACATTCCCAGTTATTTCGAGTAAGCCTTTGTATATATTTGATAAGGTATATATTTTATTATTTGAAATTGAGTGTACTTCAATTAAATCATACAATTCTAAAAATGAATCATTATTGAAAAAAATAATAATTTTCTTTGGCATAATACTTTCCCCTTTTTTATAGTTTATTAATTATATCAGAGAATAGAGAGAGAAGTGTTTCAGTTATAAAAATAAAAACTTAATAAAATCTTAAAAATAAATATACAAAATATGAATAAAAAGGAGAGATAAAAATGTCAATAAATCAAACACAAGAAAGAACTAATAATATCAAGGAGGGTATTGATATGAAGCAATACGTATTAGAAGAATTTAAGGAAAAGTTCAGCACTATAGGAAGTCATATAGAACAAGGAGAATGCTCAGGATTAAGTGAAATTATAGAAAAATATATACAATTAGGACTTGCTATTATAGAAATATCAGAATGTGTAGGTTAATTATGATAGAGGTATTAATATTATATCTAGTCCCTGCCTTAATCGGTGGGGCACTAGGACACAGAACATTTGATAAGTATCACGGGGAGGAAAGCTAGATGTCTAAGGTGTATTGCTTTATAAGTGATGAGGAGTATGCTATAGCTGCTCAAAATGGTATTTGTAAAGAAACTATAAGAAGTAGAATAAATAAACTTGGATGGAGTAAAGAAAAAGCTCTGACTGAAAAGATAAATTCATTAAGTGAATGGGTTAAATTAGCTGAGAAAAATGGTATACCTAGAGCTTCGTTTTATATGAGAAAAAATAAATTAGGGTGGTCTTTAGAAAAATCAGCAACAACACCACTTATGAAGAGAAATGAAATAATGAATAAGATGCATGAATGCAATAGAAGGCATAAGAAAGAGCACGTTGATTTAGCAAAACGTAATGGGATAGAGTATAGAACCTTTGTTACAAGAGTACAAAGATTAGGTTGGGATCCTATTAGAGCAGCGACAGAAAAAATAAAAAGATGATAGATGGGTGATAGCAATGGAAAGAAAAGAAATTAAGGCAATGGTAAGTCGTTGTAAAAATCATAAGAGTTGTAAAGGATGTTTATCTGATAAAGACTGTAAAAGAATAGGAGTTATTATAAATTTAAGAGAGTTAGGAATAAGCATATTCCCTGGCAGATGGAGAGAAGGAGATATTGATTACATTTTAGATACTATAAACACTTAGGAGGTAAGAGGATGTTAAAGGTATTTTTAAAAAGATTATTTAAGTCAAGAAATATGAGCAAAAGGGAGAAAAAGGTATTTTTACAAACAATAACAATAGAAAAATAGGATTATTAATGATAAAAAAAGTCATTTTGCAACCGACCAAAGTATGCAAAATGACAACGAATGATATTAAACAATAATATTTTATCATTAATAAAAGCCTTTATCAATAGGAGGTTTTTTAGATGAAAGTATACGATTACTATATAACACCTGAAGAGTATGAAATAGCTGCTAAAAATGGAATTTGTAAAGCTACTTTAAATTATAGAATTAGATATTCAGGTTGGAATAAAGAAACTGCATTAACTAAAAGAATAAGACCTAAAAGAAATCATGAAAAATGGTTACCTGTAATTTATAAGAACGGAATTAGTAGAGATACTTTTTATAAAAGATTAAAAAAGGGATGGACAGCATATGATGCAGCAACAATTCCTATTATGGGTAAGGAAAAAGTTGCAAAAAAGGCTATTCTTAAGAACAAGAAATACTCTAATCAAATTCTAGAGTTAGCAGAGAAAAATGGTATTAGTTATAACACATTTATAACTAGAATAACTAAATCGAAGTGGGATATTATAAAAGCCGCTACAACACCCATAATAACACCAAGAGAAAAAGGTTTACTGGCTAAGGAAAAACTTAGTAAGTATATAGATAATTTTTATAAATTAAAAGATGCACAGTATAAAGAATATTGCTATAAGAAATCCTTATTAATGAATGGGGTAAATGTTGGACAAAGTAGTAATAGTGATATTTATTAGAGAAATTTTTATAGAAATTTGATTGTAGTTATTTAGAAATAACTACAAAAGATAAAAAGTACATCACAAAATAGGAGGGTTTAAAAATGGAGTTATTAAAGGACCTAGAGCAAGGGGCTGAAATATTAAAAAATGACTTGGAGCTTTTATCAAATTCAATTTCTAATATAGGATTTAATGAAGATAAAACAATAGATAAAGATCAAGTAGAGAATGCATTAGATAGAGTTGTAACATCTTATGAAAATATATTAATTGATATTGATAATGCAGAAAGGAAAATAGTTGATATAACTAAACCTAAATCAAATATATATCGAAAATTACAAGCGGCTAAAGTTAAACTGCAAAAGAAAGATTTAAAGAAAAGTGGTTTTAATAAATATTCTAATTATAAATATTTTGAACTTGGAGATTTTCTACCATATATAAATGAAATTTGCTTAGAAGTTGGATTGTCTACAGAGATTAGATATACAACAGAGGTTGCAACATTATATATAAGAGACCTTGATAACCCCCAAGAGGTAATTAAGTGGGACACACCAGTTAAGATACCAACTTTAAAAGGATGTAGTGAAATACAGGCGATAGGAGCTTCTCAAACATTCTCAAGAAGATATTTATATACATTAGCATTTGATATAGCTGAAAATGATGCTATAGATGGCGGAGAGATAGATGTGTCAGCAGAAGAAGGAAAAAGAAAAATAAATAAAGCTGCATTTATAACAATTAAATCATTAATAGATCAATCAGGAGCGGATGAAAAGAAATTCTTATCATGGATTGGAGTTTCTAAGGTTGAAGATATTACGAATGAAGCATTAAATAAATGCATTGAAATGTTAGAAAAAAAGAAAAAAGATATTGATTTAAAAAAGCAACAAGAAGAACATCAAAAAGAATTAGAGCAACGTCAAGAAGATTTTGAATTTTAGGAGGATTTAGAGAATGAGAGAAATAGAAGTTAAGAAACAACTACCGGTTATAAGTATGAACTTTGAAGAGGTAAAAGTATCATTACAAGATACTATGAGCAAATATGAGGGCATAGTTGTAACAGAAGAAGGATTAAAAGATTGTAAAGCAACTCAAAAGGACCTAGCAGGACTTAGAAATAAAATAGATACTTACAGAAAAGATGTTAAGAAAGAAATGGAGTTACCTATTAAAGAGTTTGAAGGTAAGTGTAAAGAATTAATTAGTCTTATATCAGATGTAGAGAAACCAATAAAAGAAGGAATAAAAATCTATGATGATAAGCGTAGAGAAGAAAAAAGGAATAAAGCTTTAGAGTATATAAAAGAAAGTATACAAGCTCACAATTTAACTCAAAAGTATTCAGATAGATTAGATGTAAAAGATAAGTATTTAACTCTTAGCGGAAGTTTAAAGAGTATTAGAGAAGATATAGAAATGAGAGCAGTAATGCTAGAAAAAGAGCAAGAAGATGAAATGCAAAGACAAGAAATGCTTAAAATATCAATTCAAAACGCTATAGATAATGCTAATGAAGGCATAAATACAAAATTAAAATACGAGGATTTTACAAAGTATATAGAGTTTGGATGGTCTTTAGATAGGATATTAAAAGAAGTTAATGATAAGGCAACTATGATAAAGGAAGCTGAAAAGCCAAAGGAAGAAGTACAAGCTCCAATAGAAAAAGTAGAAGAAATTAAACAAGTACCAGTAAAAGAAATAAAGCAAGATGAAGAAAGATACTTTGTAGATATTCATGTTGAATCTGACTCAAATAGAATGAGAATATTAAGTAGTTTCTTAAAGAATAATGGGTATAAATATGAGGTTCATAATAAAGGGAAAGTTAAGTAAATGATAATTTAATAGAACAATACGAAGAGCATAACGATGCGAGAATGGAAAAATATTCTAATTTAGATTGCATTTTATAGGAGGAGACAATGGCTTATGTTAAATGGATAAAGATAGTTACAGATATATTTGATGATGAAAAAATATTATTAATAGAAAGTATACCTGAAGCAGATAGCATAATAGTAATTTGGTTTAAGCTTTTATGTTTTGCAGGAAAAAATAATAATAGTGGTGTTTTCATGATGAATGATAAGATTGCTTATACTGATGAGATGTTGGCTGCTATATTTAGAAGACCATTAAACACTGTTAGATTAGCATTAAAAACATTTGAAAAGTATGGAATGATAGAGGTGATAAACAATGCTGTAACCATTCCGAACTGGGAGAAACACCAGAGTTTAGATGTATATGAAAGTAGAAAAGAAAAGGATAGAATTCGTAAAAGAAAGGAAAGGGAGAAACAGAAACTTTTGGCAAATAAAGGAGAAAAATCTACAGATTGTCCGACGACTGTCCGTGGATTGTCCTATGGACATCCGTCGACTGTCTCCTCCCTAGAAAGAGAAGAAGAATTAGAAAGAGAAGAAGAAAGAGAATTAGATAATAATATTATATCTAAAGATATAATATGTAGTACTTTCGTACAACGATTAATAGAAAAATGGAACTCTCTTAATCTATCAACTAAATTAACTAAGATTACTCCAAGTACCATCAGACATAAGATGTTAAAGGCTAGGGTTAAGCAATATAGTGAAGATGAAATCTTAAATGCTATCGATGAAATATTGAAAAGTAAGTTTTTAATGGGTAAAGCAAGTGATTTTGAAATAACATTTGATTGGTTTATAAAGCCTAATAACTTTTTAAAGGTGTATGAGGGAAATTATAGGGATAAGGAAGGTGGAGGAAGTGAAGGAGATACTAGACAGGATAAAGAAACAGATCAAGGAAAGAAACCAGACTTCTCCTGTTTTGAGTAAATACAAGTGTGAGAGGTGTAGAGATACAACATGGGTTAAAGGAGATAACGGGCTTAAAAGGTGCGAGTGCTATGAAATGGATTTTGTATCTAGGTTATGGGAGAACTTTGGGATAGCTCCTAAAGATATAAAACTTTTAAAAGACTATAAGCCGTGGAATGAGATAACCAAGAAGGCGAGAGTCATAGCAGTTGAATATATTACTGATTTTGATGATATAAAAGGTGATAGAGAAAATGGATTTTGTCTTATGGGGCAACCAGGAGCTGGAAAGACACATATAGTTACATCTATAGGAAAAGCTTTATTAGATAAAAAGATACCAGTGGTATACATGCCTTACTTAGAAGTTATGAGAGAACTTAAAGCTTGTAGTATGGATGAAGAGTATTATAACAAAAAGATTGATAGATATAAGAGGGCTAAGGTTTTAATTATTGATGATCTATTCAAAGACAAGGTTAGAAAAAATAAATTAATTGGTGAATTAAACGAAGCGGATATAAAACATATATATCCAATATTAAATTATAGATATTTAAATTATTTACCAACTTTAATAAGTACTGAATGCACACCACAGATTTTATTAGATTTAGACGAAGCTCTTGGAGGAAGAATCTTAGAGTGTTGCGGTAAAAGGTTTGGAATAACATTTAAGGATAATTGTAACTATAGATTGAAAAAGTTTAGTGAATAGAGGGGACTTAATGAGAATATGTGAAATAGAAGATTATGGATTATCTCACTTAGTGGAATTACACCATATAGTATTTAGAGTACTGGAAAGATGTTTGCAAGGATAGCTCAAAAGATGGAGTTTGTTTTTACAGAGAATATCCATTAACAAAATCAGAAAAGGTATATTTTTAGTTTATAAAATATAATAATTATATGGAGCATGAAATTGAGAAAGTTCATTAAGTGTATAGTGTGGAGTAATGGGGGTGTTAGTGCAAATAAACAAAGATTATGTCCTAGATAATTAATGAAAGAATAGTTAAAAAGACCTATGAAAAATGAAGATTAATTAGTTATATTCTGGCTAGGTAATTCAATATGAAAGGAAGTGAAACTCTCCTTTGGCAAGATATGAGTTTCAGCCTAGCCAGTTTATTATATAGAGGTGATTAAATGTGTAATCAGGTTGAGTGTAAGTGGAATGCTAATGGTAATAAATGCATCAACAGTGATATTAAATCCTTATTAGAAAATGATAATATCATATGCAAATGTGGATTTGTTGAATATCATGATGAAGGAAAGATTAAGTTTTTAGATAAGAAGGTGTTATAGATTGGATAAAGAGACTTTTAAAAAGACAGAAGCAGCGTTGTATAGATACTTTCAATATAAAAAGAAAATATATTATTTAAAACAATGGGTAGAGCAATTAAAGAGTAGATTAGAAAAAATAGAAAAAGATATTATAGATGCTAATGTTACTATAGATTATTACCAGAATGGTATAGGAATATCCGAAAGGGTTCAAACATCACCTAGTGGAAATAGCTTTGCAGAAGAACAAATGTGCAAAGAGATAACTAAATTAGAAAGAGAACATTTAATAATCAGCAAGAAGATATTTAAAAATAATCATAAGATAAGGGAGTTAGAGCGATATGTAGATAATATGGAAACTAATTTAAATACTTTAGAGGAAGAAGATAGACGATATATAGAGTTAAAATATGGTGATAAAAAAAGCGTACTACAAATAGCACGAAGTTTAAATATAGCTCAAGCTACAGCATACAGAAAAAGAGGAGAAGTTATTGCAATAATTGCAGAATATAAAAATACAATAATGTTTAGGAAAAAGGCTGAAAATGATAAACATTTGATAAATATATGATAAAAAATATTAAATAAAGTGTGGTAGGATATAAGTGTGGACAGGTTGATGAAGTTTAATTGTTCATTAGTGATCCTCCTTTTTATAGATAGGCAGGGATAAAACCCTGCAACGTGGAGATATAGCTCAGTTGGTAGAGCGATAGGCTGTTAACATATGTGTCGAGAGTTCAAGTCTCTCTATCTCCTCCAAATAAAGACTGATAGTAGGGATTACAACGTGCTATTAGTAAGTTTACAAAGAGAATTCAGTGTAAAAGCTGGGTTCTTTTATTTTGCAACGAAAAGGGATTTTACTTATTTTGTAGAATATTGCATATAGAGGAGGGTGGAGTATGAAAAAAGAAGATGTACTATTAAGAATGGAAGAATTAATCAGTGAATTATATAATGAAATAAACACTGAAAGTTGGGCACAGGATGAACAGGTTTATAAAAAGAAGATGTATGATTTTTTTATAATATCAAATGCATTGGATCAATTAATACAGTATAGATATTGTAATTCAATGTCAAAAGAAGAATACAAAACATCTGTAAATAATTTAATTGATAAGTTTTTAGTTTAATTAAGAGTTGCTTTTATAGCAACTCTTTTATTTTGAAAGAAGGTGAAATAATGAATATACAGGGTAAAATAAATAAATTGATAAAAGGATTAAATATTTATGGATATATATACTTAGTGAATAGAGAGCAATTTATAAGCAATAAAACAGGTAATGTATGTACTGTATATAAGTTATTTCACTTAATAGATGTTGAAGAGTATAACAAAATGTATCCAGATAATAAAAAAGATCCTAATAAGTATTCTAAGATTAAGGTAGAAGTACTAAGTACATTTAAACAACAAGAAATACTTTTAAAATTAGTTGAGATATATAAAGAAGTAGGTGGAGCAGATGGATAATAAAAAGCTTACACCAAAACAGAAGGCATTTGCAGATTATTATATTGAGTTAGGGAATGCAACAGAAGCAGCAAGAAGAGCAGGTTATAGCAAGAAAACAGCAGCAGTAATAGGAACAGAGAACCTAACAAAACCTAATATAAAACAATATATAGATGAACGTATAAAAGAAATAGAAGATAAGAGAATAGCAAAGGGTGAAGAAGTCCTCCAATACCTCACAAAGGTTATGAGAGGAGAAGAAAAAGACCAATTTGGATTAGATGCATCACTTCAAGATAGAACTAAAGCAGCAGAGCTATTAGGTAAAAGATATAGATTGTTTGCTGATAAGGTTGAAATTGAAGGGACTCAGCAAGTTCAAATAGTGGATGATATAGATGAATAGGATAAAACTTAAATCAATAATAGCGAGAAGTTTTTATGAAGCTCATAAGGATATAAAAAGAGGATTTCATACCCACTACTGGTTTAAAGGCGGTAGAGGAAGTACGAAGTCCTCTTTTATCTCAATAGAGATTGTGTTAGGCATGATGAGGGATGCTCAGGAAGGAATAATGTCTAATGCTTTAATATTAAGAAGAGTTAAAGATACTTTATCAGAATCAGTAAGAGATCAAATTAAGTGGGCTATAGATGTTTTAGGAGTAAGTAATGAGTGGCATGTACCAGAAGCTAAATTAACAATAACATATAAGGCTACAGGTCAAGTAATAAGGTTTAAAGGTGCTGACAATCCTAAGAAGGTTAAATCTACCAAAGTACCTAAAGGTTATATTAAATATATATGGTATGAGGAGGTAGATGAATTTGAAGGAAAAAATAAGATAGATACAATAAATCAATCGTTGATGAGAGGTGGTCCTAAATTTTATGTTTTTTATTCTTTTAATCCTCCAGAAAGTCAAAGAAACTGGTGTAACCAAGAAGTTATAGAAAGTAGGGAGGATAAATATGTTCATCATAGTGATTATAGAACGGTTCCTAAAGAATGGCTTGGAGAACAGTTTATCATAGAGGCTGAACATATGAAAAAAGTTAATATTACTAAGTATGAACATGATTATTTAGGAGCTGTAACTGGAACAGGAGGAGAAGTGTTTAGAAATATAACTATAAGAGAAATAACGGATGAAGAAATAAAAGTATTTGACAGAATAAAGAGAGGATTAGATTTCGGGTATGGAGCTGATCCTCTTTCTTATATTGTCATGAATTATGATAAGACTAGAAAGAGATTATATATTTTTTATGAGATATATAAAAGAGCATTAGGAAACTCACAAGCAGTAAAGGAAATTGGAGAGGAAAATACAAATAATAGATTAGTTACTGCAGATAGCGCAGAACCTAGGACAATAAATGAGTTTAAAAAGTTAGGGCTTAATATAAAGGGGGCAAAGAAGGGTCCTGATAGTGTTGAACATGGAGTAAAGTATTTAAGTGATGAAATAGAAGAAATAATTATAGATCCTATAAGATGTCCTAATGCTAAAAGAGAATTCTTGGGATATGAACTTGAAAAAGATAAGGAAGGTAATTTCAAGGGTGAGTATCCAGATAAAAATAATCATACTATTGATGCTGTAAGGTATGGAATGGAATCAGAAATAAATTCTAATAAAGTTAGGATTAGAGATAAGAGGAAATTAGGTATTTATTAAATGAGGTGAAGTAATGTCTATTATAAAAGATAGAGATTTATTAAATGAAGATGGAAGTGTTCCAGTTGAGTTAATAAATAGATGTTTAGAGATTCATGGATCTATGATAGAAAGGTATAAAAATTTAAATAATTATTATAATGGGGAGCAAAAGATATTAGAAAGAGTATTTATGAATACAGATTTACCTAATAATAAATTAGTATGTAATCATGCTGAATATATAACAGATATGGCAGTTGGATATGTTTTTGGTTATCCTATAAGTTATTCAGGCCCTAAGTCAGAAGAAATAAATACTATATTTACTGAAATCGATGAAGACTCACATAATAATGAATTGGCATTAGATATATCTATATTTGGTGTTGGGTATGAATTGATTTATATGAATGAAGAAGCAGTAGCAGGCCCTGAATTGGGTGTGAGTAGTCCGTTTAACAGTTTTGTTGTTGTTGATAGTACAGTAAAGAAAGAGACTATGTTTGGGGTAACTTACTTTGAAAAGAAAGATATAAATAATACTACTATAGGTTATGATCTAAACTTATATACTAAAGAAAAAGTATATAAGTATTTTTACAAGAATATAAGTGATAGTTCTCCAGAATTAAAAGAGGAAAAAGAACATTATTTTAATGGAATACCACTAATAGAATATAAGAACAACAAGAAGATACGAGGAGATTTTGAGGGTGTTATAACTCTAATAGATGCATATAACTTACTGCAGAGTGATAGGGTTAATGATAAAGAACAATTAGTGGATGCATTCCTTGCGGTTACTAATGCTAGTTTAGGTGATGATAGTGATGAAAAAGCAGAAACTATAAAAATGTTAAAAGAGATGAAGGTAATAGAATTAGATGTTGGCGGCGACGCTAAATGGTTGGTTAAAACTCTTAATGAGACCGAGATAGAGGTATTAAAGAAATCATTAAAAGATGATATACATGAATTCAGCAAAGTACCATGCTTAACAGATGAAAATTTTGTTGGTAATGCAAGTGGAATTGCTATGAGATATAAATTACTTGGATTTGAACAGTTAGGAAAAACTAAGGAGAGATATTTCAAAAAAGGTTTAAGGGAAAGATTAAAACTTATATCTAGTATAGCCAATATAAAAGCAAAGAATATAAATGTAAGTGACATAGATATAACTATGAAAAGGAGTTTACCTGTAGATGAAGAGTTGTTAATAAAAATGGCCATGGATACAGAAGGGTTTATATCATGGGAGACTAGACTTCAAAGATATGATGCTGAGATTGATGTTGAGGAAGAAAGAAAAAGACTTGAGGAAGAAAATAATAAGAAGTTAGAGCAACAACAAAAAGAGTTTGGTTCATATGATTTTAAGAATATTAGTGACAAAGATATTGAAGATAATAAAGATACTTCAAAAGGCAGTTTAGATGAAGAAAAGGAGTAATTCTTATTGGGAAAGAAGAGCTAACTCAAGAATGGCATCCTATCATAAAAATAGTGATAAAACTATAGCTAAGATAAATAAAGCATATGATAAGGCTGTATCTGATATAGATAAAGATATTAAGAGGATATTTAATAGGTATCATCTAGAGTATGGATTAACAAAAACAGAGGCTAGAGATTTACTTAATTCTTATATTAGTGCTAAAGAACTTCAAGATATAAGAAACAAAATTAAGTATATTCAAGACGAAGATTTAAAAAAGTATCTTATGGCTCAATTAAATTATTCACCATATAAAGCACGTATAACAAGACTAGAAGCATTAAAGGAAAGTGTATATATAAATACTAAGTTAATTGCTGATAAAGAATATAGAATGAGTACTAGTAACTATGTAGATAACATAAATAAAGCTTATTACCATAATATATTTGATATACAAAAAGGAATAGGGATAGGATTTACATTTTCGGAAATGCCAACAGATGTTATAAAGGAAATACTTAAAAATAATTGGAGTGGTAAAAATTACTCATCTAGAATATGGAGAAATACAGATGTATTAGCAGAAAAATTAGAGGAAGTAATTACATCTGGATTAATGAGTGGTAAAAGCTCACGAAGAATGGCTAAAGAATTAGAGGAGCTCACAGAGTATGGTAAGTTTGCTTGTGAGAGACTAATAAGAACAGAGACTACTTATGTAACTAATATGGCTGAACTAGAGGGCTATAAAGAATGTGATGTAGATAGGTTAGTATTTGTGGCTACTTTAGACTCAAGAACAAGTAAAATATGTAGGCGCATGGATGGGAAAGTAATACGAGTGGATAAAGCAATTTCGGCAAAGAATATTCCACCAATGCACCCATTCTGTAGAAGTACTACTATTGCATATTCAAAAGATTTAAAAAATATGCAAAGAAGAGCTAGGGATCCAGAGACAGGAAGGAATTATATTATTGATTATATGACTTATGATGAATGGTATAAGAAGTTTGCAAGTTAATGTGATATTAAGTCTTAGAGATAAGGCTTATTTTTATGTCCTGAATATGACGTTAAACTGTTTAAATAAAATAATTGAATCTAATGGGCAGTGAACATTAGGGGCGAGGAGGAATTTATGTTTATTAGAGATGGTAATTTAAGAAAGAAATTAGGAATGGGTAGATTATTTAATGCCGATACTGGAGCGGATGGAGGCACTGGAACTGGGGCTGATAATGGGAATGATGAAGGTGTGGAAGATGGAGGTCAGGATAAAGAAACTGGAGAAAAAACATTTGATGATGTATTAAAAGATAAAAAGTATCAATCAGAGTTTGATAAAAGAATAGCTAAAGCTATTGAAACTGCAAAAGGTAATTGGGAGGCAGATAACCAAACCAAGATTGAAGAAGCTAAGACGGAAGCTGAAAAGATGGCTAAGATGAATGCAGAACAAAAAGCTGAGTATGAGAATAACAAAAAGTTAGAGGCATTAGAAAAAAGAGAGAAAGAAATTACAACTAGAGAGCTTAAAGCACAAGCTTATGAAACATTAGCGGAAAAGGGATTGCCTAAAGGTCTTATAGAAATTCTTAATTATGAAAGTGCAGAAACTTGTAGTTCAAGTATAGAAGCAGTAGAAAAGGCTTTTCAATCAGCAGTAGAAAAAGCTGTGAATGATAAATTAAGAGGTGATGGACCACCAAAAGGCGGCGGAGATAATAGTACACCTGGATTCGATTTTGGATTCACAGGGGTTAGATCTAAATCAAATAAATAAATAAAGAAAGAAGGAATAAAATATGACAGTAAATTACGCAACGCAATACGCGAAGGAGTTAGCAAATGCATATCCTTACACATTATACTCAGGAGCATTATGGGCTACTGAAAATTCAAGTAAATATAAGGTTGTAGATGCTAAAACTATAAAGATACCTAAATTATCAACAACAGGTAGAGTTGATGGTAATAGAACTAAGATAGGAGACTTTACTCAAAATTTTTCAAATGATTGGGAAACTAAGGAACTTACTAATCATAGAGTATGGCAAACATTAGTTCATCCAATGGATGTAAGCCAAACTAATCAAGTTGCATCAATAGTAAATATAACAAAAACTATGAATGAAACTAAAAAGTTTCCAGAACTTGATGTGATGATGTTCTCAACATTATACAAATTAAAAAATGATAAAGAAACTATAACACCTGAAAAAGCAGAACTTGATTCTAAAGCAGTCCTTGCAAAATTTGACTCGATGATGGATGCGATGGATGAGGGATTAGTTCCACCAACAGGAAGAAAGCTATACGTTGATACCTATACAAAGACTTTAATAGATAATGCGGTAGCTATTGTTAGGACTAATGGTGATAAGGTATTATCTAGAACTGTTTCAAGATTAGATGAGGTTGATATAATAGGAGTTCCAACAACACTTATGAAGACAGCATATACTTTTAATGATGGTAAGACTTCAGGACAAGAAGCTGGAGGAATAACTCCAAAAGCAGATGCTGGAGATATGGCAATGATATTAGTACACCCAAGTGCTATATTACCAATTGTATCTTATCAATTTGCTCAATTAGAATCACCATCTGCATTATCTCAAGGTAAATATGTTTATTTTGAAGAATCATTCGAAGATGTATTTATATTAGATGAAAGAGCTGTAGCAATTCAAATATGTGTTAAGAAAAAAAGCGTAGTTATGGATAGTATTACTTAATTGTGTATTTAAGAGGTGATTACAATGCAAATAGATAAATTGAAGTTAAGATTACCGGAAGTTGATAAAAAGTTATTAAATCAACTTTTGGAAGATGCAGAATCTGAAATATTAGATTTCTGTAATAGAGATGTTCTTCTAGATAAAATGGAAGGATTACAAAGGGAACTAGCTATAATTTATTACAATCGTATGGGAAGTGAAGGAGAAAGCTCGAGGAGTGAGGGAGGGGTAAGTGTATCTTACTCTACCGAAATTCCTGAGAATATAAAAGCTAGGCTAATAAGCTACAGAAGATTAAAAGCGGTAGGTATTGCAAATGCGGATAAAGAATAAAGAAACTTATTATTTAAAAAGAAAGACGTTAATTGAAGATAATGAGGGGGGTAAATACCTCGGTTATTCAAATGAAGTGGTAGAAATAAAAGCTAATATTTCACCTGCAAGTGGAAAGTTACAGGCTGAAATTTATGGAGAAAGATTAAATTATATATGCAATATGCTTTATGATGGAACAGAAACATTAAATGAAGGAGATGGAATTTGTGTTTATGTATCTAAAGATAGTAAACCTGATTATAAAATTATAAGTATAAAAAGGTATTCACATATGTTTATTGAATTGGAGAAGGTATTGCAATGAGTACCATAAAAGGATTAGATAGTCTTTTAAGAAAATTAGATAAGTTAGGTGGAAATGTAGAGGATTCAGTAAAGAAATCTATGCAAAAAAATATAAATTTAGTTAAAGATGAAGCTAAGTTACTTTGCCCAGTTGCTACAGAGGGTGGAGGATATTTAAGAGATAGGATTAAGAAAAGTACAGTTTTTAGAAAAGGAAAGGTAAGGGGGATTGTTTATACAAACGTTGAATATGCAGCTTATGTAGAGTTTGGAACAGGTAAACGAGGAGAAGCAAGCAACACAAATACTGAGGTAAATGTATCTTACAAATCAGATTGGGAAGGTATGCAAGCTCAACCATATCTATATCCAGCATTGAAAAATAATAAAGTAAAAATATTAGAAAATATTAAAGCAGATATAAAAAAGGCTATAAGGGAGGTAGCTAGAAGGTGATAAATATTAAACCTATAATAACAAAAGCATTAAAAAGTGTATGTGATAATATAAATGATACTTATCCATCTGATTGGGCTACATTTCCTGTAGTACAATATATTGAAGAAGATAACAAGACACATACAAAGACAGATAATAGAGAGCAGTTAGTATATATAAGATACAAAATTGATGTATGGAATGATAGAAGCACTTCGGATATTGCGATAGCGGTTGATGAGGTGCTTTCTAATTTAGGATTAATAAGAATACAATGTTTAGATTCTCCAGAGCCTAGTGGACTTAAACATAAGGTAATTAGGTATGAAGGAGTAATAGATGTAAATAATATGAGAGTTTATAGCTCTTAAAGGAGGTAAATAGATGTTAGCTAATGGAACTACGCTAGAGTATAAAGAAAAGAATGGCTCTAGCTATATTAATTTAGAAGGACTAAAGGAAGTGCCAGAGATTGGTGATGAGCCTGAAAAAGTAGAGAATACTTGTTTAGCAGATACTACGAAGAAGTATGAATATGGGATAGGAGATCCAGGAGAATTAGAATTCAAGTTTAAGTATGATAATTCTTCTTCAACTAGCTCATATAGAATATTAAGAAAAGCTGCGGAAGCTAAGAAAGTATTATCATTTAAAGAAACACTTCCTGATGGAACTTCTTTTACATGGGAAGCTCAAGTAAGCATTAAACTAGGCGGTGGTGGAGTTAATGGCGCAGTTGAATTTACTTGTAAGATGGCTCTACAATCAGAAATAACAGTAACAGATCCAGCAGATAAAACGAAAGGTAAAGGTGAATAACAATGGCAAGAAAGCAATTTGCAACATGGGAAGTAGATGGAGAAGAATATAGATTAAAATTAAAGACATCAGCTTTATGTAAATTAGAAGAAAAGTTAGGTACTAGTGTTATGAATGTTATAAGTGATGGAGGAATGCCTTCATTAACTGTAGTTTTAACAATAGTCCATTATGCAATGAAAGATTATAACTCTAATGTTAAATTTAAAGATGTTCAAAATTTATTTGATAAATATATTGATGAGGGTGGTTCACAACTCGAATTCTTTACTAGTGTAGTAATGGATATATTTAAAGTAAGTGGTTTTTTCTCAGAAGCTCAAGCGGAGAAGATGGAGGAGAACCAACTTCAAGCGGAGGAGTTACTAGAAAATTAAATAGTTTTATTGAACTTATAGAAGGGCTATATCCACAATTTTTAGACATGGAATATAGTCCTTCTTTATTTTGGGATTCAACCATATTAGAAATATACGATCTAATGGAAAGCTACAACAGAAAACAAATGTTAAAGAGAAAAGAAAAAGAAGCAGAATTAAAAGCAAATATAATTCTTAATTCTGTACTAGCACGTCAGATAGGAGAATATGTAGCTTGTTTATTTAGTGAAGATGCTAGGGTAACACAAGTAAGTGAATTATTTCCGACTTTGTTTGAAGACGATATAGAAGATAATAAAAAAATAGAGAACGATATGGCTTTATATAAGGCTAAAATGGAGGCGTTTGCTTTTAGGCATAATAGTAGATTTAAAAGAAAGGAGGAATAGTTTATGGAAGGTGTTACTCTTGAAAATTTGCAGGTCATTATAGAGGCTCAAACACAAGGATTAAAGGCTGAGATGAATAGGGTTAAAAGTGAGATAAAAGGAATGACTGATACTGTAAATAGAGAAACTGGAAAAGTAAGGGCTGCCTTTAAGAATATATTCAAAGGGGCTATTTTTGCTTATGGATTAACGAAGATGGCACAACTTGCTAAGGAATCAACCAAAATGGCTATGCAAGTTGAAGGGGCAATTCAGCAGATAAAAAGAACTATGGGTGAAAGCTCACAAATGTTTTTAAAATGGGCCAAAGATAATGGTTTAGCTTTTAACTTAGCTCAATCAGATGTTATGAAGTTTGGTGCTATATATTCTAATTTATTAAGTGGATTTGCTGGTGGTACTAAGCAAACTATGCAATATACACAAGAATTGTTAAAGGCATCATCAATTGTAGCCAGTGGTACTGGGAGAACTATGGAAGATGTTATGGAGAGAATTCGTTCAGGTCTACTAGGAAATACAGAGGCTATTGAAGATTTGGGAATAAACGTAAATGTTGCTATGTTGCAATCAACAGAAGCTTTTAAAAGATTTGCTAATGGACAATCTTGGAATGATTTAAGTTTCCAAACTCAACAACAGATTAGGTTATTTGCAATTTTAGAGCAAACTTCAAGTAAGTTTGGTGATGAAGTTATGAATAATACTAATTCTAGTATGCAACAGTTAATAGCTGTACTTAAAGATGTTTGGTTAAACTTAGGAAACGCTTTTCTACCTATACTTAATGTTGTACTACCTATATTAACTAATTTTGCTATGGCTTTAAGAACAGTAACAGGATATGTGGCTGCGTTCATGCAAACACTTTTTGGAAAGAGCAAGAAGGCTGTTGAAGGTCCTAAAATGGCAACTAATACAATGAATAAAGCTAAAAGTGCTGCATTAGGTGGAGCGAATGCTCAAAATGGATATAATAAAGCTTTAAAAAAGACTGGTGAAACTGCTAAAAAGACATCTAAAGAAGTTAATAGATTGTTAGGTGGATTTGATGAAATAAATTCAATTAGTGATAGTGGAGCAAAAGGTGGAGGATTACCAAAGTCTAAAAAGGGAGATAAAACACCTATGCCAGCAGTACCATTACCCGATTTAGGTAATATGGCAATGGATTGGGGAATGGATAAAGAACCCGATATAAGCGGAATAAAAAGCGCTGTAAATAAACTGAAAAAGTTTTTAGAACCACTAATGGAAGCTTTTGAACGCTTGAAAAAGGCAGCAAAGCCAGTAATACAGACAGTAGGAAAACTTTTGATGTGGTTATTTAACAATATTCTTAAGCCATTTGCAAAGTGGACAATAGGGAAGGCATTACCAGCATTTCTAGATGTTATAAGTGGTGCACTAACTATTTTAAATCCTTTATTAATTTCATTTAAGCCGTTAGCATTATTTTTATGGAATAATTTTTTAGCGCCTATAGCATCTTGGACTGGCGGAGTAATAGTAGATGTATTAAAAGGTTTAGCTAATATATTGACAACAATAGGAAACTGGATGAGTGATCATATATCTGTAATTGAGAAAATAACAACTGTTGTAGTTGCATTTTTTGCTGCATGGAAAGTAGTTCAATTAATGTCTTTTATTCAGCAATCAGGTGGTTTAGTAGGAGCATTTTCTAAGATAACGGCAGCAATTAAGGCGTGCACTATTGCTAAAATATCAGATAAATTAGAAACTATTAAATTAACCTTTATGTATGCAAAAGATTTTGTTACTTCTATAGGGTCTAGTATAAAAGCTTTAGGTGAGTTAGTAAAAGGATTTGCAAAATCAATAGCTGCTAAAATAGCTGATAAGCTAGAGACATTACAGTTAGGAGCTTTATATGCAAAAGATTTCGTTATGTCTATTATTAATAGTACGATTGCGTTAGTTAAACAAGCTGCACAATTTGTAATAAATACAGGACTTAAAATAGCAGATACTACAGCTCAAATAGCAATGACTGCTGCAACTGTTGCTTGGAATGTTGTTTGTGGAATTGCTACAGTGGTAACAACTGCGTTAGGAGTAGCGATAGCATTCCTTACATCTCCGATTGGTTTGGTTATTTTAGCAATAGCAGCGATAATTGCAATTGGAGTGCTTTTGTATAAACACTGGGATGATTTGAAGGCTAAAGCAATTGAAGTTTGGAATAAAATAAAAGAAAAATTCAACCAATTCAAAGAGTGGTTAAGTGGTATATTTTCTAGGGATTGGACTAAAAGTTTCGGTGTTTTTGGGGATATATTAAATGCTTTTTCTAGGAATGTAAGTAATATATTTAATGGTGTTAAGCGAATATTTGGTGGAATAATTGATTTTGTTGCAGGAATATTTACTGGGAATTGGTCTAGAGCTTGGAATGGTGTTAAAGATATATTTAGTGGTATATTCGAGACATTTGCAGGAATTGCTAAAGCACCTTTAAATACAGTTATTGGATTAATAAATATGGCAATTGATGGGTTGAATTCTATTAGTTTTACTGCACCGAGTTGGGTTCCATTTGTAGGGGGTAAACATTTCGGAGTCAATATACCCAAGATGCCATACTTAGCTAAGGGTGGTATTATAGATAGCGCTACTCTTGCAGTAGTTGGTGAAGCTGGTAAAGAGGCGGTAATGCCTTTGGAAAATAATACAGGTTGGATTACTCAATTAGCGGAAAAAGTAGCAACAAGAATGCCGAAAGGTGGGAATGATAACTCATCAATTAGTGGAGATATTATATTTCAAATTGATAGTTCTGTAATAGGAAAAGTTGCATTAAAAGAATTAAGAAAAATGCAAAGACAGGGTGGAATAACAGTTCTGCCTGTATAAAAGGAGTGGTGATTGTGATTAAAGTAAATGGAGTAGCAATTGCTACTCCTAAATCATTACAAATAGATATAGCAGATTTAGATGGAGAGAGTAATCGTAATGCTAGAGGAGAACTTTTAAGAGATAGAATAGCAGTAAAAAGAAAATTAAATTTAGAATGGGGACCACTATCGGTGTCTGAGTGTTCTAAATTGTTAAAAGCAGTTTCTAGTGTATTTTTTACAGTAGAATTTTTGGATCCCCAAGAAGGAAGGTTTATAACTAAGACAATGTACGTTGGAGATAGAAGTATGCCAGTGCAATCGTATATAAAAGGTGTATTAAAGTGGCAAGGACTTAAAATGAATTTTATAGAAAAATAGAAGGGATGATTATATATGTTGAAAATAAGTAAAAGTATAACATTAACAGGAATAAGTGAAATAGAAGGACAGCAAGCTGTTTATATGAATGCAACGGTTTCTACAGATGGAGACGGAAGGGTTAATATAAATAAGTCTATAACTAATCAAGAGTTATATAACAAAAATAAAAAAGTAATTAGAAAAGATATGTCTGATTTTGAGTCACAAGTTCATGAAGTTGAAGATAATTTAAGCGCGGAGGTACAAGAATAATGAAAAAGAGAAATAAAAACAATTATAAAAATAATAAACAGAAAGTAGTAGATGTTGCGGCAACTCCGGTAGTTGAAGAAAAGAAACCTACTATACAAAAAGGGAATTACATTATAGAAGTATTAAGCGAAGGTAAGGTTATAAAGAAGGTAGCTGTAGCTAATGCAGAGATAAATATAACTAAATTAGTTGATGGAGGTCTTACAGTAGACCTTGGATAATAAGGAGTGTAAGATCAATGATTAATACAAGCACAGAATATAAAAATGAAATAAAACAAAATAGCAGAATGTTTGAATGTAAAGTTACTATAGGTGATAGAGTTTTTTCAAATGAAGATATAGTAGATATTAGAATAAATAGTAATACGCAACCGAATGAAGGGTTTTCTATAGGAACTGTAACATCACAACAGTTAGAATTGACTTTATTAAATAGAGCTGAAACAATATACTCAATGAATCAGATAAAGGTTGAAATAGGGCTTAAAATAGGTAATAACATAGAGTATTTACTTATGGGTTCATACAACATAGATGATATTGAAAAGACAGATTATACAATAAAGTTTACTGCTTATGATAATATGATAAAATTTGAAACTCCTTATTTCAGCAAGTTAGGAGATAAAGCAACTTTGCAACAAATAGTAAATGAATTAGCTACTATTACAGGAGTTAAATTTACGGGAAGCCTTCCAACATATAAATTAAAGAAGTTGGAAGGCTTTACTTGTAGAGAGGTTCTTGGTTATGTTGCTTCATTATGTGCTGGCAATGCTGTTATAAAAAGAGATGGTAGCTTTACAATTGTTAGTCCAAAAGAAATTAATTATACAATAGATGCTGGAAATTATATAGATTACAAAAGGGAAGATGTTGTATATAAAATTGGTAAAGTGAGTTGTCAGGTTGGAGAAAATATAATATCCAAAGGAGCTTTAGGCACTGATTCGATGGAGTTGGAATTTGAGAATCCTTGGATTGATGATAAGAATATAAATGATGTGTATAACAAGCTAAAGGAATTTACTTATCTTGGGTATACAATGAAGTGGCAAGGTGATATTTCATTAGATATAGGAGATATAGCAACTCTTATTGATAAAAATAATATAGAAAGAAAAATACCTATATTTAGTCAATCATTTACTTATACTGGTGGATTAACATCAGAGCTAGCAGCAAAAGGAGAAACTAAGAATAAAAATAGTTTTTCTAGCAATGGAAATACAAATAATAAAATAAATAGAGTGGTAACAGAACTTTTAATTGTAAATGAAGCTTTAATAAATAAGGCTAACATACAAGATCTACAAGCAATTAATGCAGAAATATATAATCTTAAAGTATCTAACGCAGAAATAGAAAATGCAATTATAAAATTTGCGACGATAGAAAGAGTTGAAGCAAACTATGCAGAACTTAAGAAATTAATAGCTGGCAGTGCAACAATAACTGATTTAAATGCAGCAGTAGGTAAAATAGATGTATTAATAACTAAAACAGCTGATATTGAACATTTATTAGCTGGTAATATTACTGCAGATAATATACAAGCTGGCACGATAACAGCAGGAAGCGGAATAATTGCAAATGGAGCTATAGGAGATGCACAGATAAGTTATTTAAGTGCTAATAAGATAAATACTGGTAGCTTAGATACTTCCTTAGTAACTATAGCTAGTGCTGATGGAATAATACAGATAACAGGCAATCAAATTTTAGTTAATAAAAACAATAGTAATAGAGTTATATTAGGAGAATATATAAAAACAGATGGAACTACAGACTATGGATTACTTGTAAGGGGCAAAGATAATCAAACAGTAATGATTGATGGTAATGGTGTTCATAATGCCGGTCTTACAAGTGATGCTATAAAGGATAATGTAGTTGCTAATGATGCTAATATAATGGGGTATAAACTCAATATTAATAGCGTTATAAGAGAAGTTAACGAAAATGGAACAGAGAGTATACAAGGCACTAAAGTGCAGGTTGGAGATAGGACTTTAGATGTTGAATTAAGTACACAAAAAAATACTATTACAGAACATGGTAAAGAATTATCAAGTCAAAAAGCAACTATTCAAGCAATGGATAAGGCTATTAAATTAAAGGTTGATGAACAGACATTTAAACAAAACATAAATGGACTTAATACTGAATTATCTAAAACTACATCAGAGCTTGGTGTATTAAAGGGTCAAATTGCTACTAAAGTGTCTAATACAGAGTTAAAACAAGAAGTATTAGTAATAAATGAAAGTATAAAAGGAATAAGAAGTGATTTAAACACAACTAAAAGTGAGTTTAAGCAAAAAACAGATAGTATAACAGCTAATATAGATGATTTAAGTTCAAAAACAACTACATTAGAAGTAGATGTAAATAATAAATTAAAAGTAGTTAACACTAATGTTAGCAATAATACATCTCAATTAAATTTATTAAAGAATGAAATAAATACAAAAGTATCTCAATCTGAAATAGATAAGAAGGTTATAGAAATAAATAATCAAATAAAATTATCTAACGAAAAAATAACTACAGTAGAAAGTAATTTTATTCAAAAAACAAATAGCATAACTCAAAAGGTAACAGAGGTACAAACTCAAACAACAAAGTTAGATGAGAAGGTTACATCTAATACAAGTAGAATAGGAACAGCAGAGCAAAAACTATTACCAGGAACAATTATAAGTACTGTAAGTGAGGCTCTTTCGGATGGTGGTGTAATTAAAGGAGTTTCTACATCAATAACTAGTGAATACTTTAGAGTTAGAAATATTAATAATAAGGCTAGATTAGATATATGGGATGGGAATATATCAACTTATTCAACAGATGGAAGAGATTGTATAGATATAATAGAGCAGAATATATATTTTTACGATTGGTTAAATGGTAATAAAAAAGTAGGTGGAATAGCGTCAGCTAGAAGTAATCAAGATAGTCTTTGGGGAATCGATGTATACTCCGAATTAAGTAGTGATACTGTTAGGTTAGGTTTAAGAGATTCAAATGGTATAATACAGACCAAAATAGAGACAAGCAGAAAAAAAGGGTTTATGATATATGATAATGTTGATGCAGTAGGAAGGAATTTTAAGGTAACTAAAATAAATCAAGATAATAAAGGTAGAATATTAGACTTTTGTAATTTGCAAGCTCAACATAATAATTTGAATGGTCCATATCAATCATGGCTAAGGTTTAATGTCTGGAACTCTGATAAAGTAGTTATTAATGCAGGTACAGGTAATGCTGGAAATTATGGAACTTGCAGAGCTAGAAGTTGGGAAACAATTAACAAATCAATACAACGTGCTAACACAAAGAATATAGCAAGTTATTATACGAGTTCTACAGAAGACACAATAAGTGATATAGGACATGGAATTATAGGAGAGAGTGGAGAAACTATAATAATGTTTGAAGATGATTTTCTTGCTTTTGCAGACACTAAAACAGCGTATTTTATAACTTATGAGGTTATAGGAAAAGATAGAAAGTCTGTATACACTAAAGAACATAATGTAAATTATTTTATTGTAGGTGGAGAAGTAGGACAAGAATTTAGTTTCAGAATGGAATGTAAAAAGCAAGGTGATAATTGCACAAGATATTACAGAGAATTCGAAAGTGATATAGAGGTAGTTAATAGAGGATTAGATAATATAGAAGGTATACATTCAGAAAGAAAGGAAGTAGAAGAAAGAGCAGGGTTAATTAATTATATTAGGGATGTAAAAGGTGAGAAGGACTTAGAATTAATTAAAGATATAAAAGAATTAAAAGAAGAAAATAAATCAATGCAAATATTAAATTTAATGAATGAAATAAGAAATGAAAGAGGTGTGTAAAATGATTTATAGAAATTTAACTAGCGTGGCTATTACAGAAATAGATGGATTAAAAGTATTAGCATTTTCTTATGATGAAATAGATGAATCAGGAAGAAAAATAAAAGATAATGTAAGAGAGAGTAGAGTGTTAACAAAAACAAGAGGTAACGATGAGATATTAGGAGTGCTGGGTAAACTGGAAGAGTATGCGAATAACTTAATGAATAACTTAGAATGAGGTGCAGTATGAAAAGAGTTCTTGAGTATAAAGTAGATCCCAATAAGAGTAAAATCAAACCAGAATCAATTGGGAGTGTTAGTGAAAATGATACTGTATATTTAAATATAAATATAGAAATTTTAACTGATGATTCTAGCAAGGTGAAAGTAGATATATTAGGAGAGAAGGGAGATGAAGATAATAAGGTTCTAATAGAGCAAAAGGATGATGAAAATGTAGAGAAAGAAGGAACAAATATAAAGATAAAATTAAAAGGAACTTTTGTAAGTACAGAAGGATTAGTAAGTCTTAATATTATATTTGCAGATGAAGAAGGAACTATAACAATTATAGGGCCTTATTTTTATGTAAACAAAACATTTGAAGGTGAGATTGTAGAAGATAAAGAGACTATAGATACCCTTAAAGAAATAAAAGAAGAAGCTCAAAAACTTATAAAAAGAGTTGATGATAAATTAAGTGAGATAAATCCAGAAGAACTAAAAGGAGAGCAAGGAGATACATGGATGCCCAATGTATCGAATGAAGGGGAGTTATCATGGGTAAAGAATAATACAGATAATCCACCAACTCCAGTTAATATTATGGGTCCAGAAGGGAAACAGGGACTACAAGGTAAAGATGGTGAGATTGGCCCACAAGGAATACAAGGGGAAAGTGGACTAACTCCGCATATAGGTGATAATGGAAATTGGTTTTTAGGTGACGAAGATACCGGAAAGCCATCTAAAGGTAAAGATGGAAATGGAGAGATAATATTAGATTATGTTCATGATAGTAATGAGGTTATAGAGATTTCAGAAATAGTTTATGATACAGCAACATTTATAACTAAAGAAAATCACGGACTTAAAAATGATGATCCTGTAATGTTAGTGTACGGAAAAGGCTTTTTAGAAAAGTTTGATACTAGAGTTGTTCCTACAGAGTTAAAGCAAGAGAGTACAGTGTTTGCAGTTAGTGATGTAACTGCAAATAGTTTTAAGATAATGAAGAGAATTTCTTCATCATCAGGAATAGGTTTTAGTAGATTTACAAATTCAAGTTACATTGATGTATCTAAATTTCACTTTGAAAAAGCTCCAGGATTATTAGAGCTAGAACTTGTAAAGAAGTATAAAAATATTAGTATAGAAGTTTTTACTGTATTTAGCTATCCATTTGAAATTAAGTTTGAAAAGTTTATATCTGGCGATAGAGGGTATAGAGAAAAATTTGATCCATTAGTAAATAGAGTTAAAGGAAATATATTTACTAAAATAGATATAAATTCAACTAAAGATATAACTATTATTGTTGCAGAATCTAATATAAATGTGTTCAATAATTCTTCAGATGTATATTTTTCTAGAAATTATTACGGACATAAAAGTGGGTTTAGCACAGAATTAAAATATATAGATAAGTTCACCTTAGACTTTGGAATACAGGTAAGTGGAGGAGCTTATCTACCAAATGGAACTAGAATAAAAGTAAGGAATTTAGGAGGGGTAGAAGATGATAGAAATTAAAAAATTAACTATTAATGCAATGACTGGAGAAATGACATTTACTATAACTGAAACTAAGAAGATGAAGGATGAAGAAAGAAAGAAATTGCCAGAGGAAGAAATAGAAGAACTAAAAATAAAGCAAAAAGAAACAGAAGAAGCTATAAACTTCTTAATTGAAGGTGCATTATCAAGAGGATTAGAGTAAGAAAGGAGAAATGAAAATGGGAAGTACAGTTATGTATAGGTGGGTAAAGAAGCTATATCTACAAGGTAGAGCAGATGAGAGAGAATTAGAAAGCGCAGTTAAAAAGAATTGGATAACTGAAGAAGAAAAAGAGGAGATTATAGCAAGTAAGAAAGATATTACAGAAAAGAAAAGAGGGAAAATGAATGTTTAAATTTATACCGGAAGCCATATCATGGTTATTAGTATTATACTTAGCTTTTAAGTTTATAGATATGGCATTAGGAATATTAAAATCAGTAAAGAACAAAAATTATAGAAGTAGAAAAATGAGAGATGGGATAATAAGGTGGATAGCTGAATTTTTAGGAATAGCATTTGTTTTATTATTAGATATATTTTTAAATTTAAAGTTTGCAGTTATAGGAATAACATTAGCACTATTTGCTTATAAAGAAGCTGGTAGTATATTAGAGAACTTAGCAGAATGTGATGTTAAATTACCATCTATAGTATCAGATAAATTAGAGATATTAAATCAAGGTAATAGTAAAGATAAAGACGAGAATAAAGATATAGATATAAAATAAATAATTAGGGCAATAAAGCGGGACTAGAGATAGTTTCTTTTTTATTATCAAAAATTAATATAAAAATATTGGTGAGAATTTATAGTTATAAAGTTTGCATACAAGCTATTCTATAGATTCTTATTTTTATATAAAAGACATTTATTAAGAAAGGACGTATTAAAAATGGAAGAGAAATTAAAACCACCAATATCAAGAATGGGAGGTAAATCAAAATTAAGGAATAAGATAATATCAAAGATTCCAGAACATACTTGTTATGTTGAGTTATTCTTTGGAGCAGGTTGGGTATATTTCGGGAAAGAACAATCAAAAGTAGAGGTGATAAATGATGTAGATAAGGAATTGATAAATTTATTTAGAATGATTAAATATCACGCTCCGGAAATAGAGAGGTTGCTGCAGTATGAGTTTTCAGGTAGAGATATTTTTGATGAGTATAAAAATTGCACTATAGAGTATCTAACTGAAATTCATAGAGCTATTAGATTTTTATATTTAACAAGTCAGAGTTTTGCATCTAAATGTGGAGTGTATGGATATGGTACAACAAAAAGACCATGCCCTCAAATATTTTATAAAGAAGAGTTAGAAAAAATTAAAGAGAGACTAAGGAATACTTATGTCGAAAATTTATCTTTTGAAAAAATAATAGATAAATACGATAGAGAGTATTCTTTTTTCTTTTGCGATCCACCATATTTTGAAACTGCTGGATATCAATATAGTTTTGGAGAAGAGGATCACATATTACTTAGAAATAAACTAAAAAATCTCAAGGGGAAATTCTTATTAACTATAAATGATAATCCAAAAGTTAGAGAGTGGTATAAGGATTTTAATATAGAAGAAGTTGAAGTTAATTATTCTGTATCAAGGGAAGCAAAAGCAAGAAAAAATTATAAAGAGTTAATAATAACTAATTATTAAAAATTAAAAGAAAGAAGGAATTAAAATGAATAAATTAACAATGGGAGTAAATGATGGACATACTATTTCAGGACCAGGAAGTGGAGCAGTAGGTAGAATAGTAGAAGGTAAAGAAACAAGAATGGTTGGAGGAGAACTTAGAAGATTATTAGCTAATAGTGGAGTTAATGTTGTTAACTGTACTATAGATAAAGCTAGTAGCACATCACAAAGTTTAGAGCTGGTAGTAAGACAAGCCAATAGACAAGACTTAGATTGGTTTATAGCAATTCACTTTAATGCTGGTGGTGGTAGAGGTGTAGAAGTTTATACTTATAAAGGTAGACAATACGCTGATGCAGTAGAGGTATGTAAGAATATCTCTAAGTTAGGATTTATAAATAGAGGAGTAAAAGAAGGTACAGGTCTTTATGTAATTAGAAAAACAAAGGCTAAGAGTATGCTTATAGAATGTTGTTTTGTAGATACAGACGATGCAAATAAGTACTTACAAGTAGGATATAAAGCGATTGCGAAAGCTATAGCAGAGGCTGTAGTTGATACTGTTAATTCAACAGAACCAATTAAGCCATCAAACCCAACAAAAAAAGAACTATGGGAATTATCAATAAGCGGGCCTATAGTAAAAGAACTTCAAGAAGAGATAAACGACCAGGGATTCGGAAGTATAAAAGTTGATAGTTACTTTGGAGAAAATACATTAAAATGTTGTCCTATAATTAGATATGGAGCAATAGGAAATATAACAAAAATAGCTCAAAAGAGATTAAATGCATTAGGATATAGTACAAATGGAATAGATGGAAAGTTCTTTGATGGAACTAAAAAGGCTGTTATTGAATTGCAAAAAGCAAATGGACTTGATCCAGATGGTGTTATTGGTAAGAACACATGGAACGCTTTATTTAGAAAATAATTAAATAGTGCTAGAATATTTAAAGGTAGTAGAATTTTTTCTACTACCTTTGTTTTAGTTTTATTATTAATGATTGCTAATCATCATGATTATCATCAGAAATATCTTTATCAAATTCTGTTACTGAACCGTTTTCAGCATTTACAGTTATTTCATATTCAATATTACCTTTTATAATTTTCCCTTCATATTCAGGAGTTTCATCATTATCAAAATAGAAACTTACAAAATTAGAACTACCTACTTTATTTTTCATTATTTCTTTAGCTTTTTCAGCACTTATGAAATTTGAAGTTTTGTTTGAAGTGGTAGTAGTTTTATTTGAAGTATTATTTACATCTGAAGTTTCGTTTGAAGTAGTATTTGTATTTGAATAATTGGTGATAGAAATATTTTCTTTTTCAAATTTTATTATTGAACCATTTTTAGCATTTACAGTTATTTCATATTCAATATTACCTTTTATAATTTTCCCTTCATATTCAGGGGTTTCATCGTTATCGAATGAAAATTCTATAAAAGTTCCACCCGGGACTTTTGATAACATTAACTGCTTTGCTTTATTAGAGTCAATTAGTGATTTTTGTGAAAGTGTAGGTTGAGATTTAGTTGTTTTTTGAGTGTTAGAAGCGTATGTAATTATTCCAGATGAAATTATAACTACTGCAATTCCGCTTAAAATACTTTTTAGAAATTTACTCAT